CCCGAGACGCCCCGCCACCGACATGAGGACCGCGAGGCAAACCAAGCTGAAGGTTGATGCCATCTGCCGCCAGTCGTTCACAGAATCAGCCCTTTTGCCTTGTTGGTGAGCGCCTTCCGATCGTCCAAGCCCGTCAGCCCCCCGTTGATCCGCTTGGTCAGGGCGGTGATGTTGTCCGCATCAGCCAGCGCGTTGCAGCCGTTATCGGCCCACCATTGGCAGGCGGTGTGGACGGCGATCTCCGGTTCCTCCGCGCGCTCGGGGTGGGCTTCCAGATCGACCCCGATCAGCGCGCCGACGCGGCGATAGTTCGCGTGGCCCGTGATCATGATGAGACCGCGCCCCTTGTAGCGGCGCCCGTCGCCCGGCTGCGTGTTGCCAAGGTCCGACCGCCCCTCATAGGCAGCCCCCGACGCATATTCCTCGAGCGTCCGGAAATGGTCACTCTCGTGGCAGGTCTGGCCCATGAAGTGGGCGAGGCGCAGACCGCTATCGAGGATGCCATAGGTGCGAAAATGTTCGGAGGCGGCTCGGCCGAAAGGCCCCGCGAATGTCGGAGAGGCCCCCATGCGTGCGAACAGGGCGCGCAGCGTATTCGGGCCGATCACGCCGTCTTGCACAACAGCAAGGCGGGACTGGAGCTTGCGGGCGTCGATCATGCCGCTTCCAGCGCGGCGAGCCGAGCATGCATCCGCGTCAATTCGCGGCGCTGCCATGCCGCCTCCATCGCGAAACATTCCTCGTAGCGCAGGCCCCAGATCGAGCCAGCCTCACGTACGACACGAGTCTCGCCCGTCTCCACAGGCATTTCGATCTCGTAATCTACCATGACGGTCTTGGAGATCGGCTTGCCGTTCGGGCCGATGATGGCGCTGGGGACGATCTGCGGTGCTGAGACGATCCGCTTTTCGAGGACGGTGACGGGCTCCGTCTCCTCTTCCCATTCGTCATAGCAGAGGAGGCCGATCTCCTGAGCATCGAGGCCATGCGCAGAGAAAGCATCGCGGATATGCTGCGCGATCAGGCCAATGTGCCAGCGCGCCGCGTCGCCCTTGTCGGAAACGGCGTCCTTAAAGTGGAAGCGGGCCCACTGCGCGTTGCCCCAGGCATCGAGCCATTCGTCGGGGATCGCGCCAATGTCCTGTTTGGTGCGCTCGTCCGAGGTGTTGATCGTGCCGGTGGCCGCGTAAAGCTGAGTGAAGCGATGGCTCGCATCGCCGCCCGAAATGATGTTGTCCCCAGCGGGGCGAATGAAATCGTCGCGAATTTCGACAATGTTGGTCTCCACCCCGGCTTTGAGCGTGGAGATGCGAGCCATCGTTCGCGGACCACTGGAATTGTCCAAGATATGCCTGAAGCTGCCTGCGACGACATTGGTCGTGACGCCGTTATCGACCAGCGAAGACCACCCTGAGCGGCTAGCGATCTTGCCGGTGAACGAATCCCCCGAGCTTCCCGGGAGCCAATAGGTTGTCGGCTGAAGCACATTCATGCCGATACCGAAGCTACCTGGAATAGCGTTCACGCTGGGGGATGCAGGGTTGGGGCCGGTGCTGATAGCCGAGGCACCTGCCGCCGTCATACGGACATATTGGCCCGCAGCGAACGACCATGCGTCGTCGGGCGACGTGACAACTTCATTGCCGATCGCGACGGTGCCGAGACCGCCACGGGCAATCGTCTCACGGCCGAGAGAAACCGACGCGCGAGCCCACGACCGGGCATGCTCGCCGACCGCCAGGCTGCGCTGACCGGCGGCTTCGACGTTGCGACCAAGGCCCACGGCGCATTCGCCGATGAAATCGGCCTCGGCCTGCGCGAAATTGCCAACCTTCAGGATAACCGAAAGCTGAACCGCTGCCGCCGTAGCCGTAGCGTTGGCGCTCATCACCGCGGTACCGGAGCCGACGCTGACGATCGTGGTCCCGCGCGGGATGCCTGGACCGCCGATCTCCTGGCCTACAACAAGCGCGCCGACGACATTGGCGAGGTTGGGCGAGCTTGCGGTCGTGTCGGCCGTGGCGCCGACGGTCTGCGCAGTGTCGACCGTATAGGTGCCAGCGCCCCCCGTACCCGTGCCGAGCGCAGTGACGATCGTGCCCGCAGTTGAACCGAGGCCATAGAGCGGACGGTTGATCGCCACCGACCCGAATTCCATTTCGGTGACGGTCAGCGTCGTCCCGGAGATGAAGCCGAAGAAGCGGGATGCGACGAACGAGCCTGCAATCGTTCCCGCGCCCCCGGCGATGCTGGCGACGCCCGCGGCGAGTGCATTGTGGCCACCGAGCGCGGTGGCATAGTTTCCAGCGCCGAGACAGAAGCGTCCGCCGCCCTGGGCATAGACGCCCTGGTCATCAATCGTCGGGTCGCGTCCAAGCTGCTCGATCCAGTCATCCCAGTAGCCGAACTCGTCGTTTTGGGGGCCGTTCGCCTCAACGCCGCCGTAGAACCGACGCGCATACCGCATATCGAAATCGTACCAGACACCATCATCGGTACCGCCGGTCGCCTGGGGGAAGGGGACCTTGATGTGGTCGAGCTTCTTCCACCAGACACCCGCGGCGTCCTGGCGCCGCCATTGGGTCTGAGCGGTTGGCGTCTGATCGGGATCGCGGATATACCACCAGCCACCTTCGCCGAATACGGTTTCGCCAGTGGTGCGGATCTGTCCGATGGTGGATAACGGGATGACGCCGCTAATCGAATCCCAAGTAAAATCACCAAGTGCGCTCTTGATCCCCGCATCGGGCGAGCTGACGCCATCGCGGACCATCAAGACAACATCTACTGCATCAGTCAGAACCAGCTTGTAGGATTGGTCGAGCAGATAGATCGGTGGAAGCCTGCCATCAGCCCCGGCGAGAACGGGATTTGGGTTGGGGATTGTCAAATCCGGGTCTGAGTAGGTATCGAGCGGGCTCGATGTCCCGGCGGCATACCAATAGAGCTTGGCCCCTGGCAGGATATTACCTGCCAGACCGACAATGCTAAAAATGCCTGGATCAAAAAGGGTGGACATTCAGACAATCCGCGCTGCGTCCGAGGACGTGGTTTGAGGCGTGGTTGTCTGAGGGACTGGCGGCCCACTACCGCCGATGCGACATGCGCATCTGTCGGCCATCCGGATAGCATGATTGAGCGAAGTCGCCAAGTCTGCTATCGAGGACGTGTGTTCACCAGCATCTTTTGGGCGTGTGTCGGCAAGGCCATCGCGGCCGATCTGATCTTCCGTTATCGCCGCAGACGCGAACGTGAGCGCTTACTGCGCGGCGAAATCCTCGGCCCCGATTGGAGCAGCGATATAGCCCCCAAGCCGCTGGCGCTCGCGGACTACTCGGCCCAGCGTAGTCAAGCCTCGTCCAACCGGCGTCGCTGCATTGCGAGGCGCGAGCAATTCGGTCGTGACATTCCGCACGCCCGCCCAATAGGGAAGTGAGGCAACACCGCCCAGCCCAACTGCTGCGGGAAGCGTTCCCGTTGCTGCCGCGCCTCCGCCACCAACGCCGGCCGCAACCAACTGCCCCGTGAACAGACGTTCTGGCGTGCCACTGTTCGGGAGGCGATCAGAAAGTGATTTGCCGGCGTTCGCATAGTCACTCATCAGCGCATCTCCACGCAGGTATTCCCGGCTGCGGACGCTACCCGCAGTCTTCTGCACAGCGCGATCGAATTGGTTCGGCGTGAATCGGCCGATGTCCTGGTTGGCTCCTCGCTGCGCCGCCGCCTCCTCAATGCGCACGGCCTTCGCGTAACCGCGATCAGCCGCATCGAGCCTTGCAGCTGCTTCAGCCGGTGAGTTTCGGCGAGCGGCGTTATCGAGGATCGCAACATAATCGTTAAGTGCTTCGGAGACGAGCGGATCGGTTCGAGACAAATCCCGAGCGGCTTTGCTGATATCCGACGATGCAGCCTTGTAGGCCTCTCCATCGAGTCGACCGCCTTGCGCCGAGAGGCGTGATTGCACCGCATTGTTCAGAATTTTTCGGACTTGCCCAACCTGTGCATCGGTGAGGACGCCGCTTCCAATGTTGTTCCGAAAGACATTGAGATCGGCAAGATATTGCTGATCCGGCACAAACTGCATGCCGCTCCGTGCCTCGTCGTAGGCGCGGTTAAAAGCATCCTGCATGTATGCGTGCGGCTCCGTCCCGAGTTTCATGCTGTCGGGAAGCTTGTCTCCAATCTCTCCGAGCGCCGAATTGAACGCGCCGCGCTCGAATTGGTCTCGAGCGCGTCCACGGGCGCCAGCAACCGCATATCCGAAACCCGGGATGCTCTGGAGTGCCTCTTCAGCGCCGTTCACCGCTCGGCCCACGACGCTTGAGATCGGGCCTTCCGCGCCAACCACCCGTTGCCCCAGAGTTGGCCGCACGCCCTGCGCATAAAGCGCAGCAAGGCGTCCACCAGTAGGCGCGAGAGCATTCGCGGCAGCATTGATCCCAAATCGGCCGGCGATTCCGCCCGCAGCGCCCGCCGCTGCGCCCCCTATTGCGCCGCGCAGCCTGTTCCCGTTGTCTTCGCCAGAACCATAAAGAGCGCCATATGCCGCGTCCTCGCCGACGAGCCGAGGCGCTAACGTGCTGGCCTGCGTTGCACCAGATAGGCCAAGACGCCCCAATGCCGCTTCGCCTCCAGCCATCGCCAGCGCGCCGCCAGTCACGTTTCCGAGGATATCCGCCACCGGATGGGCTGCGCGCATTACCTCCTTTGCCTGCTGCGCGCGCTCGGCATCGCCTCCTGTGAGGCCGACAATCTCATCCAGATAACCGCCAGTAAGAGCATTCGCCGCACCCGTCGCGAACGCGCCCACCGGCGAGGCCGCTGCCGCTCCGATCACGGACGGCGGCTTATATCCACTTTCGTGCGGGAGGATGACCACTTTCCCGCCTCGACTGCGAGCGCGAATGGCCTCGTCCAAACTGTCGCCATAAGGCGGGTAGCCTTCGGATACTGCCAGCGCATCAAGTTGCTCTTTCGTCCCTCCGCGATCGAATAGCGCCTGCGCCTTGGCAGCGAATGCTCTATCCCGCTCGGTCGAGAACGTTTGCGCGCCGGTTTCGGATACTTGAATAGCGCCGGGGCCATCGGGGTCCTGGCCGATTGCGTCCTTGGATGCGGCGCTCGTGGCGACAGCCTCGGCTAATCTGCCGTCTTGGCCTCTATCACCACCTTCGCGGCGGCGGTCTGCCTGATCGGCGGCAGGGCCCGCAGACAACCTGAGACCCTCGATAGCCCTCTGTCGCGCCCGTGCTTTTTGCTCCAATACCTCCGGGCCATCCCCGGGCATCGGGAAGAAAATTCGATACTGATTGTCAAACTCGCTTGGCGGGATTGCTGCTCCCGATTCGTATCGCAAGGTAGCGGCGATAAAATCCCGCTGAGCCTGATCTGCGAGCTGTCGCTCCTGGCTATTAATAAAGGTATTTTCCAGCCCAGGTGCGATATCATGAACGGTCTGCTGCGCGATATTGCGCGGGCCCATGCCATGTCCGCCGCCCGTGCGTTCAAAGTCAGCGTTCGCACCTAGCGCGCGGTTGTAAAACGAAGCTGCCTTACCTTGTTCGACCGTGCCAGAATCACCGCGCTTGGGGGCTAGCCCCTGCGCGCGATAGGTATCCAGTTCGATCTGATGCTCCGGCTTAATGCGCCCGGCAGTCTCCAATTCGATCAGCTTTGCAATGCGCGGGTTCGTTACCGATTTGGTCGGGTCGGGCTGTTTCGGCATATCAGTAATCCAGATCGCTGGTATCGGTGCGCGGAGCGACAGCGCCGCCTACAACGATCGTCTGCGGCCCCCATTTCGTGATGCGTCCCTCGCGCTGACGGGCGAGCGCGAGGTTGCCGGCCGATACGCCTTCGGTCGCCCGGTTATGACGAGAGCTTTCCTCGAACTGCCGTTCGCGCAACGCATAATCGCGCGCATCCTTCTTCTCGCCAATGATTTGCTCCATCGACATGCCGGCGCGGAAGTAGCGGTTGAGCCCCGCGTCGGAGAGGTCGACCTGGTTGAGCTGCTCCGGCGTGAAGCCGAGCGCCTGAAGTTGCGGGGCGGCCTGCCGGAACGCTGCTATGCGCCCCTCCTGCGTCGGCTCCTGCAACAGTGCGCCAGCCACTTGCGCCATGGCCGCTCCGCGCTGCTGAATGCGCTTGAAGGTGGCCTCGTCGGCGTCATAGATATGCTGCTGGATTTTGAGCGCGCTTTCTGGATCGACCGCATAAAGCTGTCGCAACGCCTCCTGGTTGATGTTGAGCCCATCAGTGCGAGGGGGGAGCTGAGCTGGATCGATCAGCGTGGCAGGTGCGGAGGGCTGTGCTGACCCCATCGATCCCACGGGTTGACCGTTAGCAAGCATCCCGGGCTCTTTGCCGGGCATGAACTGATCGAGATCGGTCAGCGGCTCTGGAGCAGGTGCTGCCGAACCATTTTCCATGATCGGCGGCGTGGCCGCGCCGGGCCCCGAAAACACCTTGCCTATCAGAATGCGCCGTTCCTCGGCGCGCTGGTCTTCCTGTCGCTGGCGCGCGATCTGCTCCGCACGATACTGGTTCTCCAGGCTCCGCTGGCGCGTACCGGTATAAAGCGCCAGAAGGCCCGGCACATCCACCTGCTCGATCATCGGCATCAGTAAATGCCTCCGAGATTACCGCCATAGATCGGAGGCGTTCCGCCATAGGTGGTAGGACCGAATCCGCCGCCCTGATTGTAGAGATACATCGCCGCGAGATTGTTCACGGTGCCGTTGATTGCGGAGCCGGTGTTGGCATAACTCGACGCCCGTGCGGCTCCGGCCTGCCCGATCGCATTGGTGATCGTTTGCGAAGCTGTCTGTCCAGCCGAGCTGGTTGACCCAGTCGCGCTTTGTCCGATGCCTGCGAGCTGCGCAAGCCGCGAGACATAGTTGTCATATTCGGAAGCCGCCAAGCCCTCTCCATAACGCTGGATGGCCTTCATCGTGCCACCAGAGGCCAAGGCGCCGCGCGCCGCTGCCGATCGCTCAGCAGCCTTAATTCCTTCGCTCAGTCGAAACTGGTACCCCGGAGACGCAGTGAAGCCGCCGTCGCTTGGCGTCGCCCCATTGACGCCATACATGCTCGCGAGCTTGCCGAGAGCGCCATAGCCCACCTCGCGGTATGGTGCATAATCGGCGCGCGTCTGGTCATATTGTCGCCGCGCCTCGGCGATCTGCGCGGCGCTGGCGTCCTTGGTTGCATTTGCGGCCTTGTTCCCCGACGCGATGGTCGTGGCGCCTCCAATCAGCGCGGCGCCTCCTATGGCGACGGCGACCATTATTCGTCGCCCAGCCAAAGACAGTAGAAGCGCTCGACCTCTTCATATCCGAGGCGCTCGAACAGCCAGGACGCGTCCTTGTGGAGTTTGGACCCGACGAACATGCGCTTGACACCACGGCGCCTGGCTTCCGCTTCCACGGCCTTGAACAGGATCACGCCGCCCATCTTCCCGCGATGCTCAGGAAGCACATAGAAGATGTCCATGGTGAGCGTCAGGCAGGTCTTGTAATGGAGGCCCGGCTGTACGAAGCCGATGAAATATCCCGCCAGATCGCCGCCCGCTCGGAGCGTGACGAGCATGACTTGTCCCGCCGCGTCCTTTTCGAGATAGACATCGTATTGCGGATCGAGAGGCACTTGCTTCTGATTAAGTGCCAATTCCTCCCAATGCCGGGGGAAAAACGGCTTGAGGTCTTCCAGGCGCTCGGTCAGGCTTTCGACTTGCGCTGTCAGCATGGGCGCACGTCCATCACGAGCACAATGCGGTCATCCGCACTGTTATTGACGATCGAATGGGAGACCCGGTTGTCGAACCACCAGAACTCGCCCATGCGGTAATTGATCACCTCCTCCCCGCTGTAGTTGAGCGCCCCCGGCAACGACTGAAGCGCTAGATGATAGCGGCTGTAGTAGGTCGCTGGGGCGCCCTGATCGATATGCGCCGGGATCGTGCACCCGGGAGCAAGCCGGGAGATAATCACGCGACCGAGACGCACACCTTCGACACGACGCATCAGATCAAGAACCAATGGGCGAAGCATCGGAATTTCGCGCCAAGCCCGATAGGGGACGACATCCACATCATCGACAACCTTGGAGGGATCGTCGGGGGTTTCGTTGAACATGCACCAAATATCATCGGTATCCCGGTGCGGACTCGCCGGATGCGTGGTGCGCAGCGTATTTTCGTTCCACAGATCGGGGCGAACCGCGAGCGCGTTCAGGATCGGCAATACATCGATCTGCTCAGCGATTTTCATGAAATGGCGCATAATACCTCAGACAGATTTCTATGCGATCGTCTGTCTGAGTGGACGGCGGTTCGATCATGCCGCCTGCGTGTGATACGCCCAGAACCTCAACTAGCAGATATGGGTAGGGGGTGCAATGAAAAGCACGAAAAAGGATATCGCCATATTGATGCTGTCGGCGCTGCTCGTTTGGGCATGGATATGCGTCGCCGACCTTGAGCGTCAACGCTACACCTATTTTCTCGGGCTATGCGGAGGGACGCACGATCTTCCAGCCCAACATAAATGCATCCGTGATGCCAACCCAAGGACCAATAATATTTGGAACTTGGCTTATGGCCTTGGATTGATCAGACCGCGCTTGTAGCTATGAAATCGCCGTGATGATTCCATTCTGGATCGTGAGTGAGGTGGGATTAGAATATGTCCCATCAGGAGCGGGAACGGCATCGAGCGCGATCGCGCCCGTGCCTTGATCATAGGCGATACCCACGCCGCCGCTCAGGGATTCTCGGGCGCGGGCCTGCGTGAAGAATAAATTGGTAGCGCCCTCAGCGACATTATCTGAGTCCAGTTCGAACTGATCGACCGCCACAACGCGCCCCTTGGCGTCGATCGCGATCTGAATGACATGTGACGCATCGCCTACGCTCGTGGCGCCAGGCCCCGTATCAGCAAGGCCAAGCGTGAAATCAGGTGGCGCATCACTGGCAGTCAATTCCCCATCCACTACGCCCAATGCTCGCGAATTCGGGTAGATCAATGATGCATCGCCAGTCGTCAGCACATCTGCTCCGGTCATGCCGTCGCTGATCTTCTTGTACCCGACGAGGTAACGATACCAATCGGGCATGATGTAGCCGCGACTGTCGATTAGCGGTATATTGGGAGGGTTGATTGCCCTGATCATCTTATATCCGCATAATATGACATGACGAAGCGTCGCACGCTGTCGGTTATGGTCAATTCTATTTGCCGCTGCCGGAATTGCCCAAGACCGCGCCAAATTGCGCGATGCAGGTAGTTGCCGACAGCACCGAGCGACCGCCACAGTTCATTTGACCATGTGCGGCCACCATTGTCCGAATAGCGCAGCATCACCTTCGGTACTGCCGTTTCACTAGTGCCTAGGCCCGTCTCGCAATAAATCTCGAATGCGTGCATGGTTACGCGCTGGCGGGATGCTTCCAATGTGGGTAGCGCGATCTTCACCTCGATCGTTGCGCCATCTTCATCGGTGACATCGAGCGATGGCTCGTAAAGCTTGCCGCTGAACCGATCTCCAAGGATCGTCTTGTCCCACGCAGTCTCGGCCGAGCCGACCCGATATGTATTGAATTGCCACGAGCGGCGCTCGTGCCATGCCCCTGTTGCTACGTCATAGACGAACGTTCCGCCGATCACAGTCAGCGCATAGAATTTGTGGCCCTCCTGCGTGTAGGTAAAGGCTGACGCGGATGCATCAGCATTGCGCAACTTATATTCGATCGCGTGCGTCGATATCCGGATAGGCGAATATCCATCTAGCCGATATACAATCTTGTCATCGCCAAGGAAAATGACGCTGTTGTCGATTTTTTGTAGCGTATCGCGGGCCAGACACCCACGTTCGATAAACGCGTTACCCTGCCGCTCGAAAACATTGTCGGATCCACCGGCATTATAGTATATTTCTAATGTATCAGATCCGGCCATTAGCAGTTCGCGATGATTGTTTAGGATTCCTACCAGGCCGTCCGGCGAACCTTCTGCTGTGAATATGTCGAGGGGATCGTAACTGGTGCCCTGATAGAGATCGGAATAAATTGCCTGGTCGGAATCAAAGATGGTCCACACGAAGTATCCGTCGATGAACGTCACGTCGGAGACTTGCGGAAGGCCATTAGGCCTGACCAGCTCGCCATCGGATAGCACATATCCGGTTGGCGTCGCGCAGATCGCGAGTTCGGTTCCATTGTCCGCCATGCGCACCGGGCCGGCGCCATCAATGGTTCCCAGCGCAATAGAGGCGCCCGCCGAATTAACGCCGTAGAGCGTTGGCCCTGCGACAACATAGAGCGTGCCGCCCATGCGGTGCTGGCCGCGAATACCAGCGCCAAGATCGGCGAAGGGGACAAGTCCGGGGATCGCCATCACAGCGAAGTCTACGAGCTTGTCCCCGTCCGCCTTCTCAGAAAAGCAGTTGAGCAGCATGGCGCCGCTCCAGGGCTTGGAGCGGCCCTCGCTATACTGGAGGGCCGGCTTGATCTGCTTCAGCGCCATCCGAAGGCCGCCGTGCCGCGATAGTCCGGCTGGAGATAGATCGACGTATTTTCCTCGTCCCAGCCCTTCAGATCGGCGTAGAGTGCATTGGCGGTGGTGATGACGAGATTGGCGAGGTTGCCATCGTTGACCGGATATTGCGGCATCAGACGAACAGCGAGCGCATAGACCAGCGCTTCCAGCCATTCGCTAGGAACATCGAATTCGTCATTCGACAAGATGATGCTGTCGAGCGCGTACAGGGCGTCGAATTCAATCGTGATCGACGGCGCAACAGCCGCCGAAGGCGCCGGCCACAGATAAACTGTTCCAGTGGTTCGCTGTGGGTCGTAATAGAAGTTGACTGGCGTCGAAGGCGATGTCGTCTTGTTCGGCTGATCCAGGTATTCTTGGCGACTCCACGCAGTTAGCGGAATCTCGAAGCCATTCGCCAATTTCCTGCGTGCCGAAAGCACGCGCATGGCCTTTTTCGGGAGGAGATATGATGCCTTCCCGGCAATAGGCGTGATCGTCCCCTGGGAGCGCATCCAAAGATGCTCCTGCGCGCTCCACGTCTTGGCGATGAGATTGAGATTGGAGCGGCCATCCTCGTACATCTTCGGAGTTAGCGGCTCACCCTCGCTCCCGACCGCCAGTTTCCCGAACGCGAGCGCGATTATCTCGTTTGCGGAGAGAGTGAAATTATCGGTTCCGGAGGTGCTCATGGCAGCTTTTCCCATCCGTTACGCTTGATCGCCGCAGCGAGCTTGCCGTTTTGTCGAGCCTCGTCGATCGGAAGCGACTTGAGCAGCGTTTCGCCCTGGCGAAGCTCATAAGACTGGCCGTCGACGGAGACGCTCCCTCTAACGCGCCCCGCCAGCATCACAGGTCCTCCGGCGTGACTTCGTTCGGTGATACGAACACGTCGGGGCTCTCCGGTCGCGCGAACGGCAAATCCGAACGATCAGCCACGCCCTTCACGAAATCCTGAGGGTTGCGCTTTTCCACGAACCGGCGGTCTACCATCGCCCCGTCCCATTGGCGCACCAGATCAGATAGCTTCACCTTGAAGCCGCTGAGATCGCAAATGGCATTCGGGCCGGCGGAGTAGCGCGACATGACACCTTCTCACCAAAAGACGACGATCCCCGTGGCAGTCGTGCCCGTCTGGTGGATCTTGCTGATCTGATGGGCGTAGTCGATGCCGGCTTGGCGCGCGCCTAGCGTGATGCCCGTTGCGCCCCCGACGTAATCGACCACGACATCCCCGGCGCCGCCAACAGTGAACCCGCGGACGCCAGCAGGGAAGGCGGCATCGCCCGAGCTGACATCGACCGCCTGCGCGTTATGCGCACCGGAAATGTCCTTCTGGACACGCCCCGCGCGCATTATTTCAGCCCCTTGGGGATGGACATCCCGTTCCGCTCCAGCAGCTCAATGATCATGTTGATGCGCTGGGTATCAGTCGGAGCGCTGGCGGGCGCTTTTGCTTCGGTTTTCTTCTCAGTCACGATCCCCTCCGTCAACTTGCCTGAAGCGCGGCCACGACCTGATTGAGCAGCGTTCCAATCTCCGTGCTGGTCGCAGTCGACGGATCGGCCAGCGGCGTCAGCGCTGCGATGGCGGTGCCGGATGCAGCCGATGCGATCGGCGCGCCGTTGATGAGGATCGAGGGCTCTCCATCGGTATCGAGCACCTCGACAGTGCCGTGACCGCCGATGCCGCCGATCTTCCAGAGATTCTTGGTAGCCATTTCAGAACTCCATGGAAAAGCGGGGAGGCCGAAGCCTCCCCGTCATGACATCACGCGCCGGCCGAGCCGTAGAGGCCGCGCGGATCGGTCCAGCCCGTCGAGTACCGCTCGTACGCCTTGTACTTGAGGTTCTCCGTGTCGAAGTCGCCGTCCTGGCTGAAGGTCGCCCGCTCGCGCTGAAACAGCTTGAGACCGTTCTGCACGTTGGTCCGGATGAAATAGGCATCCGGATCGGTCAGATAGTGGTTGACCTTCACGCCATCGGGGAACAGCCCCAGCGACCGCATGGCGTTGATCGCGTTGTTGGCCGTATCGCTCTGAAGCGTCGACTTCAGGATACGGGTGGCCTCGAACGCGAGCGCGGGCGGCACGATCAGCGAGCGACCCATCAGCGCGATCTTGAGCCCGCGATCGTTCGTCGCGTTCATGATCTGGATCGCCAGGTCTTCCAGCGACGCCTCGGACAGGTCGGCGTCTACCGCCAGCTTGTTCGAATAAGTGCCGCTCGTGCTCGGGTGATCGGTCGCCAGCAAGGGCTTGCCGTCCGCGCCCACATAGGCCGTGTTGAACGCCCGGTTATAGACGTTGGCGACGACGTTCTCTTTCGTCTGCCGCATGGAGAAGGCCAGCGACGACGTACGCGCCGTACCGATCTTCTCGTAGAGATTGTCGAGCAGCGCTTCGTGGGTGATGACGAACCCGAGCGCATATGCCACATGCGTGTAGCGCGCGGTCGGACCCTGTCCCATCGAATCGTAGCGAACAGCCTCACCCTGCGGCTTGATCGGCGCGAGGCCGAAGCCGGTGAGCATCTGATCCTCTTCGTACGACATGTCCGAGCTGAACACGTCCACGAGGTCGGTGTATTCGACCGGGTGCTCGTCGTAGTTGGTGCCCCAGATGGCGTTGAGCCCAGGCCAGAGCAGCTTGGCGATATTGCCAGTGGAAATGACAGTCATGGCTTAGATCCCCGCAATCTGGTTGGCGTAGCGGTGCCGGTTGATGCGAACGACGAAAGTGCTGGAGTCCGCGCCGGTGCCCGGAGCCGTGCCGGGGTCGTTGTCGCCGCGACTGACCATGCCGATGATCTTGAGGTCCAGCGTGTTGGTCGTGGCCTCGGTCGTGTTGTTCAGCGCCATGCCGGACACACCCGTGAAGGTGTTTCCCGCACTCACGACGACGTTGGCGTTGAGGCCGATGTCGTTGGCGGTGAGCGGCGTGCCGCCCGCGACCTGCCGGATTTCGAACTCGGCATCCGGATCGACCATCACGAGCGCGATGCGCTGCGTGGACGCGGCCCGATAGATGAGGCTGTCGCGGGTGTCCGCAAGGAAGCCCACGACAACGCCAGTGAACACGTCACCGGTCGCCGCCTGCGCGATGTCCGAGAAGACCTGGCCGTTGATGAACTGGGACGTTCCGACCTGCTTCACGAGGTCGCCGACGAAGATCGCCGTCGCATCCGAAGCGGGTACGGAGAACTGCTGAATGCCGGCGTTATAGACGCCGCTGTCGATCTTCTTACGGGGGATCAGCCCGAACGGAGTAGTGCTGTTCGCCATGATGACGCCCTTTGCGAATGAGATCGCATCGGGCGCCCTTCATCGGTCAGCCATCAGCGATCTCGTTGGATCGAACCCCGGCCATAGGTTTCGTTGGAATCCATCTGGCCTGTGGAATCGCGACCAGCCGCAATGGCTTCATCGACTTGGCGCGTAATCGCCTCTCGCTCACGAACTCCATGTGCGTATTCTTCGACAGGAGTTTCCATGAGGTAGGCCCGAAGTGGCTCGCCGTTCGCCTTGGTTCCTACGAGGCGAGAAACGCGAGAGCTGGGATCGGATGACTGAATCCCATCTTCGGTGACATGCTCATACGCCAGTTCTTCGGCTTCCGCAATACGGTTGCCATCGTCGTTGAACCAGCGCCTCACGAAACCAGCGCGCAGCGGTGCAGACAACTTGAGCTGCATGCCATGGAGCGGTGAACGACGACGCCTTTTCTCCGGTCGTGCTGGCGCTCCGATCACGGAACCTTCGTTGTTCTGGGACATCCCCATCGGAGGACGACCACGGCGGCGGGGGAGATTGTCATCCATCATTTCTTGTCCCACTGATAATTTTTCACATACGTCTCGCGATCTTTGATGATGCCGTTCGCAACCCATTTATCGCAGATGCGCTGCGCCTCGGGCGGCAGGTCGGCAAACGAACGGCCAGTGCGGCGCGGCGGAGCGGAGCCGCCACCATCCACGGGGGAGCGCGGCTTGGGCGCCGGCTTCGCGGTTCCGAACGCATCGGGGAACATGTCCTCGAATTTCTCGCGAACCTTCTCCGCCACGGCGTCGAGGTCGCCCCGATCGAGGAAGCCGTTCTTCGTCCGCGCCAGCTTCTCCGCCTGCGCATCGGCATAGACACGCATCACCTCGTTGTCGGCATACCAACGATTGGCCTTCGACCAGTCGGCGAACTCTTCGATGCGCTGATCGGGATCGACCGTATCGACGCGGGCGCCCGGCTTCTCCAGCTTGGCGGTTTCCTCGACCACGGCGGCCATCGCCTCGGCATCGCCGGCCTTCAGGGCTTCGGCGCCACGGGCCTTCAGGTCGTCCAGTGCCCGTTGGTAAGCGCGCTCTTCCGCCTTGCTGAAGAAGTCCGACGCCTTCGCGAAGTTTTTTTCAAGCTGGTCGATGCGCTGCCTGAGATGCTTGTTCTCAGCCTTCAGGAGCGGCATCATCTCCTGGCCGCGCTTGTAGAAGGTCTCTGCGTCGACGTGCTGCTCGGGAGCGCCCTTGAACTCCTCCAATGGGCGCCAGCCCATCTTGCGGGCTTCCGCTTCGAAATCGATCGCGGTGTTGTCGTTGTCCTCGGCGCCGCCCTGCGGCTCAAGGGCTTCTGCGGGTGCGGTTGCCATGGTCACTCCTCCAGCCTGCCGATCACGTCTTCATCGTTCATCAGCACATAGTCTTCGCCATCGACGCCCTTGAGCCGGACGCCTGCATATTTCCCGATCATCACGCGATCACCGGGCACGGGCTTGCGGAAGGCACCCGAGCGCGCGGCGGCTTCTTCCCACGCATTTTCGCCGATCGCGACGAGCGTGCCTTTCTGGACAGCGTGCTTCTCCTGATCCTTCACCGCATCGGGAAGGATGATGCCGCCGGCCGTCTTCTCCTGTGCCGCGTCTGGCTTGACGAGCACGCGGAGGTCGAGCGGTTGGACGCCGCTGTTATTCATCGTCATGATCCTCGACCCCGTAATATTCCGCCACGTCAGAAGCCTTGAGGGACAGGAGCTTGGAGAGCGTCACCGCCTGCGCCTGCTCCTCCGAGCCCAAGTGCGCCCCCGCCGCCCATCGCTGCATCAGGTCCGAGCGGCGGTTCTCCAGGAACTGGAAGAACTCCACCGTCGCCGGCTGCTGGCGCCACAGCTCCATTTCCTCCTGATTGGTCAGGATCATTCATCGTCTCCAGATTGATGCTCGAGCCGAGCCGTGTTGCCTCTCCCGCCAGAACGGCGGCGTCCTGCAATAACCCGAGCTCGGACAGCTTCGTCGCGGCATCGGCCAACAGGTCGGCGGTGCGCGCCAGCGTCTCGCCCCGCTCGTTGCGCTGCTTCACCATGTCGAGCAGCAACTTGGGATCGGGCGCGGGCGGCGGCGGTTGCGGCACCGTCATCAGCTTCTTGATGTCCGGTTGCCCGGTGCCCTCGAAATAGCGCTGGCGAATCTCGACCTGATTGACCAGCGGGTCGCCGTTGAACGCCAGGAGCGCCTGTGCCCGCATCGCCCGCTGCGCATCGTTGACCATGGTGGGGTCGGAAATCGGGACGACGTCAACGTCTTCGTCCTGATAATCCGCGCGGCCCACTTCGCCGGGCTGGTCGTTCAGCGCAAAATAGGCTCGCTCGTCGAGGTAATCCCGGTTGAGCCCGAACAGAATGCGCAGTTCCTGACCGAACGAGCGGTGGATGCGCTTGAAGATCGCCGTCATGACCTTCGTGGCCTGCTCGATCTGCGCGAGAATCGTCGTTGCCGGCGTGGTCGCGGCAACGCCACCGCCGCTCAAGATATCCTGCACGCTGGTGATTGCCTTGGCCTGATCGATCAGCAGGTTGAGCAGGTTGAACAGGACCGCGCTAGGCCCGGGCAGGTTGAGCGGCACGATGTTGTCCTTGAGCGTACCGCCCGTCACATCGACACGCTTCCACTCGCCAAGGCGAATGCGCAGGTCACCCGACCGCATGTTCACGCCATTGCCGATGAAGCCGCCCTGCGCGTTCTGGAGAGCGCCGGCATCCAGCAACTGGTTCAGCGTCGTGTCGATCGCCGCCGTGATATCGTCGAGCAGCGATCCGAAGCCGATATCGTAGAACGCGCCATCGGGTGACGGGATGAAGCCGTACTTGGTGAAATACTGCTTGCGCTCGATCCGAACGACCTTGCCATTGTTGTCCTGATCGATCGTCACATCATCGGCATCGAAGCACGGGACGATACGCGCCACCTTGCCGCTCTCGCGCACCAGCGTGACGACATAGGGTTCCGGATAGCCGTCGCCGTCCAGATCCATGCGGCAATTCTGTTCGAGGAACTCGACCGGCGCCGTGTCGCTGTCGTCCCGGCTGTCACGCCCATCGGGAAGCTGTCCGATATCAGCCCACACGCCCGAGCGGATGCGCTCCTCTACCTCATAAGGATAGTAGCGCAGGATGTGCGTAAACCGCGGCGCGGCCTCGATCGACTGCGCCCAATAGTTGATGACGAAATCCTTGGCCGTCACCAGCTTGGAGCAATTCCGGTTCTGTACGTCGTCATGATAGGTCTTGCGGAAGACACACCCGACAATCGGCAGCATCAGCAGCAGGCGATCGGTATCCTCCTCCCAGCCCGGCATGTCGTACATGAGCTGCCACGTCATATGCTGGCCGATGCGGTCCGCTCGCTCGCGCTTCACGCCCTCCGGATCGGGGCCGAGCACACGACCCTTCACGAGGTTCGCGCCGTCCACGATCACCGGATAGCTGCGCGCCTGAAACTGGATTGCGCCAGTCGTGAGCGCTGGGAACTTGATGTTCGCCGCGCCGGGCCACGGAAAGGTTTTCGCCTTGCGAACCTGCATGGCGATGTCGAGGTACTTGTCGTAGCGCCGTTCCCAACTCTGTGGATCGTCCTCGCTGTTGCGGCTCTGCAAGTCCTGTTCGAACTCGCGCAGGCAGCGCTGGCCTATTGCGCTGACATCGGCCTCCGGCAGCACGTCGACCAGATTGTCAGCGTTGAGGATATCGAGGATCGTCAGCTCGGACGTGCGTTCGGGCGCCGTCTCATCCCGCTCGACCTCGGTTTCGAAGATGTCAGGAGCGGTTGCCATCAGTACCCACCTGCCTCGCTGCGACCGTCGTCGCGCCAGTCGTCGTAATCGTCGTTGTCGTTGACACTCTGCTCTTGGGGCTTGCCCATCGCGAAGGTGCGGAAGGCATCCGCCGGATCGCTCGCCCAATCGTGCAGGGGATGGTCGTTGTAGACCTTGAGCTTCTCATTCCACTCGCGCCGATAGGAACGCAGAGCATCGATGCCGGCAGCGCACCGCTTCTCATCGAACTGGCAGATCGCCAGCACCTTGCGGACCTCGTTGATGTCATTCGTGACCGAGTTGGTGCGCGGCACCACGCGGACATTCTGGAGGTTCAGCGCGCGCAGCGTGTCGGCGTAGGTGGCGGCGTTCGGTAGGCCCTTCTGCACATGGCCGGCGTCATGCGGGACAAGGTGCTCGCCGTAGAGGTAGGCCTTCCGGTGCTCGGTACCCTCAAGCTCGCCGCGGAGTGCCTGGACGTAGTAGTCCGGGCCCTTGCCGCTGTTCGCCAGATAGTCGATGACGGCCCAGCCTGAGCCCGTCCACTGGACGAACCAAATGACAGTCTGGTCGCTACCGCCAAGATCCCATGCGGTATGCACCTGGCGATACGGATTGTGCGGCACGTAGCCGATCGCGCCGGCCTTCTCGATCCTGTCGATCGTCTTGGAATAGTAGGAGCCCGGCAGCGCTGCGTAGAAGCTCGTGAGATATTCCTGCTGGAAGATCGCCTCGCCGTCCTCCTCGCCGCGCTCTGCAATCAGCTCAGCCAACTCGGTATCGAGCTGCTCGGGGGTGAAGACGCCAGTATCCTCAGCGCTTAGCTGTTCGGCGAACCAGCGCCCTCCAGCGAGCATGTCCGCCTTCGCCATCTCGAACATACGGTGAGCATGGTTGCGGCCGCGCGGCGTGGTGATGAACAGCGCCCAGCCATCATTCTCAAGCAGAATGGGCCGGATCAGTGACCACGCCTGCGGGTCCGACAGCGCGTATTCGGAGAACACGACGCCAACGGGCGGCGTCCCCACCAGTGCGTCATAGTTGTCCGACCCGATGACCTGCCATGTCGACCCGCTCTTGAAGCGGATGAGCATGTCTTGCTCGCGCGTGGTCTCACGGATTTCATGCGGGAAGGCGTCGTCGATGCGGCGTCGTCCCGTCTTTGGGTTCACCGCGTCCCATATCGCTTTGCGCGCCTGATTCTGCTGCGGCAGCAGATGCCAGTAGGTGCCGACACGCTCCTGCGTGGCGCAGGCGGCGAAGTGCAGCCCAACGTCGTCTTTGCCGTGCCGGCGCGGCCAGATCAGGATAGCCCGCTTACCGCCATCGTGCATGTAACGCCATGCTGCATCCTGATACCAACGAGGCGACCATTGGTTCGGGAGGTGGATCGTCGTCATGGCTTGTTCACCACGACGGTGAAGCTCATGTCGCCGGTAACGGTGGCGTCGACAGCAGCGAGCTTGGCATGAACATACGGCGCGGCAGCTTTCGCCGCGTCCATCCGATCCTCGAAGGCGCGGCCTTCGTCGCGGAGTACCTGGAGCATGAACTCAAGCGGAGTGAGGCCCTCCGCTAAGGCACCTTCCGCTATCTCTCGGCTGCGCTTGGTGATCGAACCAGGCTTGCGCCCAGCACCCTTCCGGCGACCACCGTGACCGCTTGATTTCCCTTGAATTTTTTCAAGACGAGACGTTTCGCGCAATTCCGTCGAGCCCCATGCCTATGCTCGACAGTCCAGATATTCGGAAATTCAGCGCCGCATAACGGGGTAAAAAATAGGCTAGGCGCTTTTTTCTGTCACGGAGCAACGCATGCGTATTTCACCGTTCCCCGGAATTCGTTCGTGCTCTCATATTTTGCGACCTTGCCGAACTTCCTGCAGCTTTCATCTGCAATCTTCATGGCCTTGGTCTGACCGTTGAGCGATCCGCGAACACTCACCAAGCCGCCGGCTTCATTTGAGGTCCGCAGTGAAGGCGCGCAGGCAGAGAGTAGCAGAAGCGTAACGACAGTGATGCGCATGGAATGCCTCCCCCAATGAGGATGCATTCCATATCGCTAGTCGTCATGCTTGGCTATGCGATAGATGGCCCATAACCTTCAATTCGCGGACAATCCTGCGCGCCTCCCGATAATCGTAAAGACCGCAGCGCCGCGCCAGCTCCGCGAATGACACACGATCACCCTGCGCAGCCATGTCAGCGTAGCTCGCGAGGATTTGTCGGCGACGCTCCGTCATCGCGCCCGCTGGACGCCCTCTACGCGCTCTCGCCATCACGCTACCCCGCTGTGGTTGGTTTCCGAACTCAAAGGATCCTCCGCCGGATTGGCGTATCGCCATGTCTTGATGTCGAAGGGCTTCGGAGGGCGATGGAGGCCCCAGAGCCGGTCCTTCGCGGGGAAGGGCTCCTTCGTGGTGGCGCCGCAGTGGTAGCGGGCCATCACCATGACGTTGTCATCGACGGGCTGGATTCCGGTGTTGCGGTAGAAGTTCGCCATGTCAGGCGGCCTCCCCGATGCCGTTGCGGCGGAGCCAGTCCTGCACCTTGGCCTGGTCCTCTGCGCTCAGGGGTGCCTCGGGCTCGGGCTCGCGCCATTCGCGGTCGTGCTTGGCGATGAGGTAGGTGATGCGGGACAGCCGATATGCGCGGACGCCCATCTCACCGCAACGCTCCCTGATCTCCTGGACCGATGGGAAGAACCGGCAGTTCTGGAGCGCTGCCATGCAGGCTTTCTCGAGAATGTCCGCCGGGATATCGCTGAGCGCCGCGACGTAAAGCGCTAGGCGAGCATCAGCCTCCGCTGGCGTGACGCGCATTGCCGGATAGCCGAGCGCGATCGTCGTCACTAATTCCTCGATCTTGGACCGGGGCGCCGGACGCATCCATGCCTCGTAATGCTCGGCCAGCGCTGCGAGCCGATCGCGTTCAGCGCGAGTAGCCAAGCGCTGGTCGATCCCCGGTTGAAAATCCTCCACCAGCTTCAGCAGCGCGGCGTCGCTGGAGAGCCGCGAGCATGGGGTTTGCCGGTTCGTCGCGTCGGTCGTTTGCAGGGCGGTTACGGTGGCCATTGAAGCTCTTCCAGTTCTTAACCCAGGTCCGCCAAGAGGCTTGCCAGTCTGCACTCAAGGTCCCGTGGGCTCGGTGGTAATCGATGAAGTGTTCGATTTGGGCCTCGACCTCACCCGGCGGCCACGCGGCCATCGCCTTGGCTGTCAGCGATCCGGGTTTGCATTCAGGCCAAAAGTCATCCGGAACCGAGGTTTTGCGTGCACGCGCTACCGAAGAAGGCGAAGCCTTCTGAGGTATAGGTTCCCTAACAGTATCCGTGTCCCGTTTTTGGGACTGTTTCTCTGCACTTTTCGGTACTGTTCCGATTTCGGTACTGTTCCGATATTGGAACTGTTCCGGTTTTGGGATGCTTTCCAGATTGAGGCGGTAAACCTTGATCTGCCGCGTATTGCCTTGCCGATCCCCGGTATCGGTGATGAAACCTGACTTCTCGAGTCGGATCACAGCGGCGATGACCGTCTTTCGGTTCAGACTGCTGAACTCGCAAAGCCACGCCAAGGACGGATAGGCGCATCCGGTTTCCTCGTTGTGCCTATCCGCATATGCGAGCGCCACCAGCTTCTCTGCGGCGGAGGCGCAGCGCATTTTCGATACTGCGGCGAGTGCGGCGAAGCTCATGCGCGCCGCTCCTCTTCCAAGCGCAGCGCACGCAGATGTGCCGCGACAGCATGGCCGGAGCGGCCGATGACGGCGCCGATGTATTCGTACTTGTTGCCCTGCGCGCGCAGCTCGACAGCGCGGCGGCGTTCCGGCAGGGTCCACGCGCGCCGCATCACGCCTGCTCCACCGTCACGACGACGGCGCCTCCCTTGACGGGCTCGCCCCATTCGAAGCTGTGCTGGAATCGGCGGTCATCGACGCCTAGCGCATCGGCAATGCCATCCCTCGCGGCTTTGAGCGCACTGAATGCGTTGTCGCTATCCCTGCGGCGCGCATCCGGAGGGCAGAGCTTCATGCTCAGGCGGATGCCACCTTGCCCAGCATCGAAGTGCTTGGCGCCGGCGGCTATTGCCAGATAGCAGGCGTCGTTGCGCTCGCGCTGGACGGCCTTCGCTCTGGCGCGCCAATGGGTGCGCGAATTAGGGTTCAGCGAAGCGTCGGGCCAGGGGAGGCGGATGATCATGCCGCGAGTGCCCTCCACGCGTCCCGCTGCCAGCCTTTGGCCTCAGCCCGCTCGATCACCTCCGCATCGGTCCGGACGCGCCCATATACGCGCC